CTGTTCTCAAAGACTGAACTGATTAATTGAACCACCCTATTAGCTTGATACTTAGCTCTCTTACTTATTGCAATATGTAGCTTAGTAATATCACCAGTCTCAATGCTCTCTAGCTTCATCTTACCTAAAGTATTCTTAACGTCTTTATTCCACATGCGTCTAAACTCACCATCTATCTTGCCATCCTTCATCTCTACGCACTTCTTATTATTGTTTAATAAGTCTTCTAGCTTTAACTCAAATGCTTGATTTAAGGTATAAGCATCAGCCTCTACCTTCTTTGCTTGCAATGGATCAATACCTTGCGCTACTTCTCCTAGTATCTTTTGTGCTTTGTTTCTAGCTACTCCAATCAATACATTCTTATCTGCTATCTTCATCTCCCTGGTCTTTTTATCAAACCTATAATGTAGATAATATCCGTTCTTATGTATCTTTAACGCGCTTACTTGTTTATCAGTCTGGTATCTTGCCATGTTTTGCTCCTCTATTACCCATCCGTGTTTTATCCGTGTTTTGACTGCGGAATGACGAGTATCTTTGTTACCTATTGAGTAGATTATAAATTGAATCTTGTAAAGAAAACAAGGTTTTTTAGTAATAAAAAGTATTGATGTGAAATCGTGTGATGAGTGAAAAATATTCTGCGCTACCAGGCTGCGCTACTCCCCGAACAGTTAAATAACCGCTAATTTCTGCGATTTTTTAAGAGGTATGTCATGGACAGATATACCCATCCGAGTATCATCCGAGTTAATTATTGCATCCATAGCCTCTTTAAAACTCTCTATTGAATTAACAGCTTTCATGGGTTCGTCATGTACAGAATATTGTAGGTATTTGCAATTGTTAAAAGGTAAGAAGTAAACATTCTGGTACTTAAGATTAACCAAGGCAAATATATCAATGGTATTTTTTTTGTACTCTCTTGACTTACTATGTGATCCTTTACGTAGATCAAACCGCCAACTGTTTCTAGCTTTCTCTATATGAGTAACTGTCTTAACTTGACAGCGATACATTTGGTTATCGTATTCAAAGATAATGTCTGCATGAGAACCATGAGGCATAATCGTTACAGTATCAGTTTCCCTTGCTATCACGGAGCAAGTTAGGTATTCGCCACTCCTACCTATTCTCTCCGTTGCTCTTGTCATGTTGTGACATGTTAGTTAATCAAACTATTAAGATACTCTAGTCTTTTATTTTTTTCTAAATCTTCAATAACCTCTGGTGTGATATAAGAACTAGCAACAGGTGACGTTGTTCTAGTTAAAAACTCTGGTGTTCTTATAACAGCGTTTGTTACAGGTCTTCCTGCTCCAGAATACATTAAACTTGACAATAAACCAGGAGCAACAAAAGGTAATGCTTCTGTTGCATCAGTAACAATATTACCTGTAATAATTCTTGATGCTGTACCCGAGTCAGGGAAAGCGTTACCAATAATTTCATTAGCCAAGTCTGTTGTTTGTTGAAGCGGTTTGTTGCCTTTTGATGATTTTGTTTTATATTTAGACTTATCGGTTTTCTTAATACCTCTCAATAGTTGAGCTGGCGTGAATACGCCTTCTCTTGCTATAGCAGAGGACATGGCTTCTTTAATAGGAATTAGATTTCCATAAGCCTTGTTTATTTTTTGTAATTCTTTTGCTCCGTTATTTTGATTTGCTAATTCATCTAATAAAACTTTTTTGATATTACCATACTCAATGCCAATCTCTCCTTCAAAACCACCTTTAGGTAAATATGATCTTTCTAATCTTCCAAGTTCTGTTTCAAGATTTTTAACTTGCTTACCGCTAAGTTTTCCATTTTTAATTTTGCTAAAAATTTTCTTTTCCATTTGCTTTAACAAAACATTTTGTGTTGTTTCGTCTAAATCTGAATTAACCAATGTTTGTAATATCCTATCCTCAAGTTTATTTGTGTTGTCTATTGATAATTTACCAAGAACATCATCATAAGATTTAGATACAGCATCATCTACAAATTCAAAAGCCTCTCTTGGTGAAAGTTCTTTTGGTATTTTAATACCCTTCTTTTTGCAACAGCTTGACCTACCGCTGGAATAGAGGTTGACATTGTTTCAACATTTTCTAATAGATTTCCAAATAAAGTGCCACCCTCTCCGCCTATTTGCTGTCCTAATGTTAGTCTTACGCCCTTGTCTTGTAATTTTTTAGCTTTATCGGTTAGCTTTGGTAAGACTTTACTGCCAATCATAGCAGTTGGCCCGCTAATCGCTGCTCCAATTGGAGCTTGTACTAACCTTTCTTTTGTCCCTTCACCAGTTCCAGCACCGTAAGCCGCGCCTTCTATTGCAGCTACCTTTCCAACTCCCTTAACTCCAACCTTTGCTAAAGCACCAGCGCCAGTTAAAGCAGCTGGTATAGAGCCTATAATCTCTGAGCCATAAGCCAATCCTGGACTATCATTTCTAAATTGATCTAAATTAGTTCTAATGTCATTAACAAAATCGTCATAAGTTCTTGATTTATCAAAAGCTGCTCTAATGCCAGCCTCTAATTCGTCACCAAAACCAAATAACAATCCTTGTCCTATTGCAGACCTTGCTAAATTACTTGATAAAGATGGTTTTAATTCCATCTGTTTCACTTCTTGATTTTTTTTAGCAAGTAGTTTTTTCTGTTTATCTTTAAAATCTGACATTACTTTAGCCTTCTATCCATCTCTTTATCAATTTCTTTTATTTGTTCTTCAGTAAATTGTGTTTCATCTAATTTTCCCAAGTCATCATCACTCATTACAGATAGATTATATTTAAATTCTTTTTTAGCTATTGGAGAACCAAAATCTAAAACAACTTTATCAGGGTTTAATCCGTATGCTTCTGATAATTGAATATAATTTTGATCTAAGTTATTTTGTGATAATGCTTGTGTTTTATATAAAGACTGTGCAGTTTGTATAAAGTCTTGTCTTGTAGTTTCAGCAAGCCTTTCACCATTTAACACATTGTTGTATCTTGACCTAATTCTATCAGGTACGCCAGCAGAGTTTTGGGCATTAGCAAACTCACCTTCTCTTACAACAGAGCCAGGATCAAGCATTTTCATATAGTTAAATATTAATGATAAATCTGAAGCTGCTGTTTGTTCTTCTGCATTACTAAGTATTCTTCCGTAAGCATCTCTGACATCAATAAAAGTACCAGATAGTTTTTGATGTTCATCTCTTAAATCATTTTCTTGTTTAAAAACATCTCCCTTATCTTTATCTATATTTACATTTGGTAAAACCCTAGATCCATCTAAATAGTATAACAAGCCGTCACCACCCTCTACTATTTTTCTTTCTGGCTTATTGTATTTATAATTAAACGCAGCTTGAGGGCCATACAGTTCATAAATCTTTCTTTGCTCTGGAGTCATGCTAGCAAGCATTTCTTCTTGTTTAGCTTGTCTTTCTGCTCTTTCTCTTTGTGCATCAAAACCAGCTTGTCTTTGTGTAAAACCAGCAGTTGCATCTTTACCTCTAAGTAAGTCACCTAAAGCCATAAACATATTTGCACGTTGTTGTTTTTTTAACAAATCTTCGTTTGCTGTATTAGGAACTGCAACAGGATTGTTTGGTATATTTAATGAACCAATAAGATTGTTTGTGTCTTGTATTTGATTTTCTAATGCTACTGTTTTATTTAATAAACCAGTATTTTTAAAATCTTGCATTTGATTGGATGTGATTGCTCCAGCTTGAGGTTTATAACCACCTTGTAGCATTAACATATATTTTTGTAACTCATTCATTACAAAGCTCCGTAGTTGACCATGTAGTAACCGTTGTCGTTTTTAATAACTGCTTCAGGCATATATTTTTTAACCTCTTGAGCAATAACACCGACTGTTGGAAACTTATCCCAACCCATTTCTTTGGCTTCATCTTTCCAATTCCATGTGTAAATATTATGTCCTTTTTCTTTGCCAATAAAAGTAATATCTTTTTTCATTCTTTCATCAGAACCAAGTAAAGACATACCATATAAGTTAGCAGCTCCACCCAATATGTCACCGAGTCCAGTTTTCTT